ATGGTCTCACGATTTAATTTGGGGAAAAGTATTTTGGGTTTTGAAAATTGGACAAAAAAAATGTCCAAAAATGGATTTTCCAAAAAAGTCTTCCCCAAAATTTTCTACGCGACCTACATATGAAGGGACCGAAAAACACCAAAAAAATCGATTTTTCTCTACATTTTGTAGTGAAATTACTTTTCTATCACCACGTTCTTCACAATATTGCGAATTATCTTATCCTCTTTTTCCGCGTCATTATCCCCAGAACCACCCATGGATTCTATAATGAGTTTATTGTATCTATCTGAAGTTTTGGAAGAGGATTTATTATAGTCAGGATATTTCTCCCTGAATTTTGGAATTAATCGCATGTTCTTGGTGACCACTTTTTTAATAGCCTTGCGCATCTTGCTTTGGTCCTCGTCTTTTTCCCATATATTTTCATCTTTAATATAAATGGTTTCTCTCTTTTTGTCGGTGCAATGAATCGGACGTTTGGTTATATCGAGTGCATTCAGGTTTTTCACAATAATATTCGAAATACCTTCTACGAAACCAAGTTCTCCGACATTTTCTAGGTCACTCACCTGCAGCTTGATGGATTCTACAAAATCATTAATATTCATGGCATCCTTGCAGGTCTCGTTTAAGAAAAGGTTCAAGTTGAATGCTTTGTTGTGCGAGTTGGTAGTATTGTTACTATTATTGATATTAGTTCCGTTTTTTATTACTTCCATCATCATATTTTGCTGTTCTACCATTAGATTTTTAAAATCAGATGTTTCTTTTATTAGAGCTGAATTTTGTTTTATTAACATTAAAATAAGCTGGTCTTTATCAGTAGTATCTTCTTTAACTACTAAGCTGGTAGATTTTTCTTCTACGTTACATGTTTTTTTATGTCTCCATAATCCAGAGTAATCTTTATATTTTTTATTACAATTTTGACACTCAAACATTTTTTGCGATTTTTGCGACAAATTGTTTGACAAATCGCAACTGGACATTGCCGTAGACAATGAAAGATGTTTAGACGTGTTGTTGTGTTTATCAAAATCATATTTATTACACGTTATATAGTCACACATTTTACATTCATAATTCTTGCGATTTTTTTGCGATTTTGCGATTGCCATTATTGCTTAATTATTGCCAAGAAAAAATTTCTAAATATTTGACCCAAAAATAAAAAAAAATTATCGTCACAAAATGAAAAATATTATTTCTGCCGCCACACCATAAATTTCAATTATGGTCTCACGAACATTTTTGGCATAAAGTATTTTGGTTTTTCAAAATTGGACAAAAAAAATGTCCAAAAATCGATTTTCCAAAAAAGTCTTGCCGAAAATTTTCTACGCGACCTACATGTGAAGGGACCTAAAATTCACTGAAAATCCGAATTCCTCTACATTTTGTAGTGTGCCATCCCAGTTTCTAAGCACTTCTTTACATATATGGAAAAAAATACACGTAAAGAAACTATTTACCATCCTTTTTCACTCGCAGGAGTAGTTGTATTAAATTCATATTCATTATACAAATCGGTCAATAATTCATCGAAATCCAATGCAACTTCATTACAATGGTCCCATGTGAACCCATCATATATATACGGCATTGCATAATAACTTTTGGTCGGATTGGTCCATTCATGTATATCGTTATTCGTTGGTCCAACTTTGGTGTCTCTATCATTATTGGTAGCATCATACATTTGGTCATACTGATAGTGTCCATAACAACACTCATCCGATACTTCAAAATCATCTATATCGCTATTATAACACGACACCTTATTGCATATATATTCTGCTTCCGCATCCGTAGGCCAGTCATCCGAATTAAAACCACCAGCCATATATTTCGCCTGCAATAGTCTTTCGGTAGTGGGATGTATAGGCCAAAACGAAGGGTCCGCCGGCGAAGCTGATTCCAAGTGGTCGCCCCCAAATACCTTACTACCGTCTCCACCACATATAAAATCAATCCAAGCGTCCCAACCTTCATCTGGCATATCATCTACAGGGATACATTCATAATCACTATTCAGGATACTATGTTGTAACATTAACGATAAAACCCCCATTCGTTCATCATTGCATTCGTAATTACATGCAATATCTTCTTTTTCTAGGGAATATTCACCTTTTTCATTCGTGGCGGAACAATCCGTAGGCGGAATCAACACGTTTGCTCTATACAATTCTTTCAAATAAAATATCCAATTTTTACATAAATTTATTTGCGCATCTACACTTAATATATAACCAGACTCTCGTAAGGGGTTCATTGCGTCACAACCAAATACGCCGCCCACTACACCATGGGTGGATGCATGTGGTGCATAAGGGATTTGATGCAGAAAATCCGTGATACTGTCATATTCCAACATGGTATAATGTGAATCACATTTAGGTAAATCTTTATCTATGGAAACATAGCGAGTAATGTATTTGGACGGATTTATATTCCAGGGCGCGCGCATATATCCATATGCCGTATATAGCTCATCATATTTGGTGTTATAATCCGCCATTACATTTGCCCATTTGCCGTCTGGTATTTTCCCATCGTCTATACCATTGCTTTCATATAACCAACCCCATGTTAAATTATTTGGTAGCGTTAACGTGCCAAAGGTATTTTCCTGAAACATCGGCGAATCCCAAACACTTATATTGTATGCGGTCTCAATCGTATAATCCCAATAAGGCAATGATATGGACGGTTCTACGGCTTGCATTGCCTTCTCGAATATATTCGTCATTTTAATATGCTGTGCTAAAAACCCCAACCCTTCATGAACATGGTCCGCATCTATCCACGCGGCATTAAAATAATGATATTCTAATAAATATACGTAATTATGATAACTGTCGCCATATAGCGCCCCTCCAGTGTCTTCGTCCGTACTCCACATGGTATACATAGCATTGATTGTTTTCGTTAAATCATCATCCGTCAATGCGCGAAATTCACGTCGAACATACATACATAAGAGTTTTCCTTCACTGGTTCGTCCAGTGTATTCGCCGTTAAGAGCGTTATATTGGCGCAATGTTACGACATATTCATCGTTTAAAGGGTCGCATTCATAGGTAAACGACGAGTCGTCGACATCATAATTTTCTAGGCATTCATTGTTTTTATCACAAATGGTATATGTATGCTTATATTTGCGGTCCGCATTATCGTCCCCTGTATCTGTAATCGTCATCCACATATCAGCATATGGTTCGATTATACCAGTGTAGGGTTTTAGGAATTTATATGAATATAAATCGCTTGCATTGGGTAGGAAATATGATAATACGTCATAACCGTTGCGATTCGTCGTAAACCGTAAATCATATTGTTTATAAAAATCCGTATAGGTATCATCATCTTCGTCTAAATAAGTTGGAAAGGCCGTGGGTCTATTCGTTTTATCGATTTTGGCGTTGTTATTATTCATTAACGGATTATTAATGTTTTCTACCAGTGTGAGTGACTCTCCGATTTGATTTCTTTTTACTAGAAGCGATATATTAAACGGCACAGCGGCAATAAAGAGTAAGCCAAATAATAAGACGCACATATACCGTTTATCTTTACGGAATGCACCAAAAAGCGATTCGGTAAATAAACGTAAGTGGGTTTCTTTTAGTTCATTTTCTTCTTTTAGTCTTTGTGTTGTTTCTAAAATGTCAACCCTTTCATCTTTTTCATTATCATTTGTAAAAGCTCCATAATTCATTATCCTATAATTATTAGAAATATATTTTTATGTTTTTATACATTTTATATATTTTTTCTATTTTGTCAATTTTATTTTATATGGGAGGTTTTTTTATATTCATATTATAATAATGCCTACAAATTACGATGTTTCAGGAACAGACCTAGAGGATATATTTCAAATATACTACAGTCAGCAAGCTAGTGCTACAGGGTTAACTGTAAAGAACTCTGATTTAAATACCTATTTTGAAAAAATTGGTGGGGGGACAACCGCCTCTACTACCAATTATACCGTTCGTTTTACAACTACTGTAAGTGGTATAGGAACGGTTTATGAAGATTGTGATTTAAACACTATTTTCGCTGGGAAAACATATAGTGTAGACGATAGTTCTACCTATGCCGAAGTGGTAAATACCGACAGCACCAAATATATTGTCCTATGTTTCGGCAGTAAAACATCCAATACCGACTCTATTTTAAGTAATATTACATTTAATAAGGCAACAACGGTTAATTATTGGATTGTTGGTGGCGGCGGTGGCGGAGGTGGTGCATCCAACAGTACCAGCACTGGAGGAGCCGGTGGTGGAAGTGGTGGAAGTATAACAACAGGGTCATTTAGTGCGACGGTGAATACGAATTATTACATTTATATTGGTAAGGGAGGAAGTGGAGGCATTGCGATTGGTACTGGTGAAGATGGCGACAACTCTTATATAATTAAGCAGTCGAATTATAAAACTACTAATTACATTGGTTATGCAGCAGGTGGCAAGGGCGGCGAAGCTGGAACGGACACTTACAATCTTTATAGCGGCAGCGGTGGTGCAGCATCCACTTATAATGACACTACGAATATCGGCAAAGGTGGTAATGGAGCGGATACTTCTGGTGTGGCAACAGATGGAAACGATGGGAAAAATATGACTTCACTAGTGTCTATTACTTTGTCCAACTATGGACCGCGTTTTAGTGGCGGTGGTGGCGGTGGTGGCACCAGCGGAACAGTTGCCTCTGGTAAACGTACTGGAGGAACAGGAGGAGGTTCTGGTATAGGAGGCGATGGTGGAACGTATGATGGAACAGAAAAAGGTGGAGATGGAACTATGATGACTGGTTCAGGGGGTGGAGGTGCAGCAAAATCTGCTACTACATCAGCCTCTAGAGCAGGAGGAGAGGGTGGCTCAGGAGTGGTTATCTTATGGTTTACGTATTACTAAATAAGATGTGCAAAACAAATATAGCTAAATTAGATACCCAATGTATAATATACATTTTGAATATCTGCTAAAGTAAGATGTTTTTGTGCGCGCAAAACATCACCTACACAAATATAAGTATCTTCAACACACGAAGCATAATATTCGTTCAAAATATATTTCACACAAAACTCGGCGGTTAAATTTTGAGTGTATAATATTGTTTTCATTGACAAGTTGTGTATATTTTTTTCTAGAGTGAAAATATCATATTTTTTATTGCGTAACATAGTGTCATTCAATAACATATTCATAGTAGTGTTGTACTTTTTGCACTCACTCTTCATTTTTTCGTTCAAACTTTTGTTTCTTCTTTTTCTCATAGACTCCATTAGTTGTTGAGTCATTTTTTCTACAGTTTTTCTGTCGATTTTTTCCATTTACATAAATATTAGAAAGAATTTTTAGAATTTTAGTAAAAAATATGTCGCATTATTAGACGACATATTTTTATTTTTATTTATATTATTATTTATATTTTTATTTATATTTATATTTTTACTTGAATATACATGGATTCGCCGATAACCATCTCCAGTCGAGTTTATCGATAAAGTGAATACATACCTCATCACGCATAACTTTTTTTATTAATTGGTTCGCTTTTGGGTTTTTACATAACCAACGCCAATCGATTTTGTCAGGATTTTTTTTTAATAATTCAATGGCATTAGGGTTTGCGGATAAGTAGGACCAATCAATTTTTTCAGGGTTTTTTTCTAATAAAGCAAACGCCTTTGGATTCGTATTTTTACATAAAGAAGGCCATACAATTTTATCAGGGTTTTCTTCTAATAATTCAATGGCCAGCGAATTTGTATTTTCGGATAACCAGCACAATGAATATGGGTCGTGTATATGTTTTATATCTTCTTTTATAATTTCCAGCGCTTGGTCGCTCGTATTTTTGGTTAAATGAGCAAGAGTGATTTGGTTGGTTTCTTTTACAAAATCTATCGCAGCTGGATTTTCACACATTTCGAACAAGAAATATTCTTCAGGAAAATCTTCTTGGAACATATCATCTTCTGGTTGATAAGGTTGGTGGCCATATAGATTCTCTTTTTCTTCATATGGGTCATATTCAGGGTCGTCTTCATGTGGGTCGTATTCGCGCTCTTGCTCTTGTCTATAAAAGCAAACATTTTGTGGATTTTCCTTTAGAAACGCAATCGCGTCTGGATTTGTGTTTTTTGATAAATTTTGCCAATGTAATATACAAGCAGGGTCTAGTCTTTTTCCACCATTATATTTTTCCATATTTATTGCATGCCGTTCTTTGATTAAACGAAGTGCTTCAGGGTGTGGATTTAAACACATTTGCGACCAATCAATATAATGAGATGGATGCAATTCAGAAATACCATAATCATATATAAACAAATCAATTGCGTTAGGGTTTGCGCTTAGTACTTTCCAATCAATCATCGCTGGATTTCGCTTTAAATAATTGATTAGTTTCGGATTTGGATTCTTGGCCAACCAAGCAGGTTCAATGTTTTGTATATAATCACGTATCCAATTGACGAATGACATTTTTGTTTGTAACGGTGTTTTTATGTGGGTTACAATAGAATATTTATGAAAATTCGAATCAATTTTTTTTACACATTTATGTAGCATATAAGAGTGCGGCGTTTCCGCCTACAAATGACACCATATTCACGCGTTCTTCGATTAAATACATATTAAAGTTGTAATCATAAATACGCCATGTTGGTTTATTAATGCCGACAATATCACCTGTTGCTGGGTCGCAAATGGTCAACACTTGTGCATAGGGGTCCACTGGTGGAGAAATGGTCGTAAATTCAAACTGTATATTGGTAAATCTACTCATATTCATTGCCCCAGACGGCTGTGTTACAAATGGATTGGTATCTAGACAGAAATTATAACAATACAAACCATTCGGCGCGTTTCCAGCTGTTCTCACATATTTTTCTACAAAATTATATACTCCAGCAGGTAACATATTTTCTCTATATTGCCCATCCAATAATATACCCAGTGCTACCAAGATAAATTTAATATTTTGTGGATTATATACACCAGTCGTGTAAAGACCACTTAACGTGCCATCTGGATTCAATCCAGGACCCAATAAAGGCGGTCCAGCAGGGTCTGGATTCGGCACATCGCCAGCACTTGAAGCAGGAGTGATGTCTTGCGGCATATAATTATATGGCCAATTCGTATAATTCGACCACTGGTTTCGCAAATTCGCATCACTTCTTTGAAAATAAAACATCCAACTTATCACCATACCTAGAGAGTCCAAGTTAATCTTATTTTGGCCAGTAATATTGTAATATGGTTTTTCATAAACCTGCTTAATTAAATACTTCTGCTCATTTTTCGCGAAAATTTCTGCTTCATCGTTGGAAAGGAAACAATACGTGCAGTTTAAATTAATATCCGCGTTCCACAGGGTTCTCGTGTCTGTATACGAAGTAGGTCCTAATGTTTCGTCTGGGGGGGTTTGCAAAAATCTATAAAACTGCATATAATATTGATTAAAATTGGGTGCGACGACTGGGAAATTGTTGGTATAATCCATCACGTCGCGTATAGTGAACCACTCATTGATGGGCCTGAATGACACATTGATTTGCAGTTCGTTATATTGGAGTGCGACGAGGGGAAAGGCTTGGGTGGACACTAAATTAAACCAAGCGCCTAGTGGAATATATAATGTGCGACCGGCTATCGATGGTTGTGCTCCAGCTGGACTCGTGGTGTAATACGCGTTTGGATACGAGTTGACACGTGCGCCGTAATTGGCAGGGTCATTTAATTCTGGAACATTTCCAATCATTTCGTTAAATAATGCCAATTTTTGGCCACTAAAGTCGCGTTGTGCAGAGGCCAATATATATTGCCCTGAATATTGTTGCAATTGTTGGTTGCCACAGTTGATGGTAATGCGGCTTATAATTTGGGCGCCTAGATTGTCTATCCATTGGAACTCGTAAGGAGCCCAAGTTGTGTAACCAGTTGAGCCGTCTGGATTGGTATATTCTTGTGGCGGAATGATGGGTGACCATATGGTCGGCAAATTTATAGAAATATAGCAGTCCATAAGCATGTCACCATAGCGTTTGATTAAAAACGTAAATGTAGATTCAGTTGTCAAATTTAATGTCGGAGTCCCTGTATAATCAATGCGAAAGTTCTGCTTCCCATAATTGGTATACTTTTTATACGTCGCCTTCCAAAAAGTCTTACTGGGATTGCCGTTGAGAATGATATTTTGCTGAGATTGGCTAACAAGTTGCATAAGACCACCAGCCATATTGTTGGTATAATATATGCGAATTTTTTAATTCTTTATTTCATCATAATATAATTTAATTATTTCTAATAGTTCAGAATTTTCTTCATTTTCGATTCTCTTAATTTGCTTCTCAATTTCTTCCTTCAAAACAGGCAAACGAGTATACAACATAGGATTTACCGATTTACCGTTTGAATCCTTAAATTTATCAGGATTGAATCGGATATAAATAAATTTGCCTCCATGTAACATAAATAAATCATCATAACGAATTTCCTCGTCATTTTCATTATAATATTTATGTTGATTCTCATCCGTTTCAATACATAAAAGAGTATTCCCTATTAATTTTCGATGGTCAATACGTCTTCTATGCGTGCAATCACAATTTCCACTCCATAATGGTTTGTCGTGGTTGAAACCTTCAAAATTAACATTAATGAAATCTCTTACGGCAATTTCTTTTGTTTTACTACGTATTTGAAATGTTAAAGGGTCGTTTGGAAATAAATTTTGATAACAATAAGAGCAATATCCTTTGTATTTTGGATTTGCAGATGTTCCTAAACATAAATTTGCTTTACATTTTTTACGTTTTACAGCAACCATTTCATCAAGTTTGTGTTGTAAACAATATAAACCATTTTTTTCGCCTTGATAATTATAAATTGGTCTAATTTTACAATCTGGATATACACACAATTTACTAATAATATCAACCATTTCATCCAATTTATGTTCTGTGCAATATAATCTTTTTTTTTCATTTTGATAATTATAAGATGCCTGTTTGCAACAATTATGAAATATACATTTTTTATGTTTTACATCAACCATATTTGGTAATTTATGTTCACTACAATATTTCGGTTTTTCATTACTATAGTTAAAATTTGGTTGCGTTTTACAATTTAAAACACAACAAGTATCATGTATTATATCCACCATTCCTAATGATTTGTGTTTTGAACAAAATATAGCTTTAGTTTCTCCTTCAAAATTAAAATTAGGTTTATTTTTACATTGTTCATGTATACATTTTGCATTTGTAACATCAACCATATTATTTAATTTATGCTGCTTACAAAATTTAGGTTTTTTTTCGTTTTCCATATTAAATGAGGCTCTTATTTTACAATTCGGATACTCACAACATTTGTCCATAATATTTATCATTGTATCCAGTTTATGTTTTATACAAAACTTACCTTTTGTTTCATATTCATAATTAAAACTTGCTCTTGTTTGACAATTTGGATGCTGACAAAATTTACTTTTATTTTTTATATCTACCATCCCATCTTTCTTGTGTTGTAAACAAAATTTGGATTTTTCTTCGCCTTCATAATTGTAGATTGGGCATACTTTACAATTACCTTCTTGACATAACTGACTAACCAATTTATATTCTTCCTTGTGTTCTTTACATCTTAATGGTTTTCCATAAGATTCGCCATAGTTGGCATATTTTCTGCAATTCTCAAAGTCGCAAATTTTGGGCATTCTTTATAATATATAAAAGATAATATTTTAAGTAGTTACTCCTCACTTTTACTTTCGAAGCTAAATTGCCTAAATATTTTACTCAAAAATAATATATCTATATACCAATACAGCATGGATAAGGCCGACAAGGTTTGGCGAATAAATAAGAATGACGAAAAACCCAAAGTTCGCAACTGCGACCAACAGCTACTAAATGGCGCATACTTTGGCAATTGGCAAGTGGTTAAGAAATGGATAGAAGCTGGAGGTAATCCGAACTACATGGAAGAGAGAGATGGGTGGTTGCCGATACACTATGCTGCTCGTTGGGGTGACATGAGAATGTTGTTGTTGTTGTTGAAAGCAGGTGCGGATATCGACGGTAAAACGAATAGTAACGAAACCGCATTACACAAGGCCGCTAGATGGAATCGACGTGAAATAGCCATCGCATTACTGAAACGTGGAGCTAAAATCGAAATTAAAAACGGTGATGGCAACAAGGCGGCTGATATGACGACGGAACAGTGGATGAAGGATATCATCAATCATTTCGAGGAATTTTTAGCTAACGAAAAAATTGAAAATGAAAAAAAGACTATTGCTAAAGCAGAATTAGAACAAAAACTAGCAGAACGAAAGAAGGATTTTGGATATTAGGCGAACTCCTGCACTACTGGTAGCCTCCATAGATACCCTATATAATTGTAAAATTGCCCCCAATTGTCCCAATTGTCAAAATATAAAATAATATAATATAGTAGATATTATGTCCAGTAAAACAACCGATTATTTAAGCGCAATAAAAAATTTAGACGAGGATTTTCAGTCGTATCTCATAATGGCCTTTATTTTTATCATTTTAATCATATTTATTGGCTACATGATTTACCTAAGTAAATTGGAAAGCAGTGAATGTAGTTACATGAATACATTGTATCCTTCTGTGGACGGAAACATAAGACCCATTTCTGCATCCGACCCTGACTGCAGCGGCAATTTATTTGACTATTACATAAAAACCGCCTATAATGCTTGCAGTGGTGGCAGTTACAAAAATGATTTTGTTGACATTTGTAATCTAAAAGCAGTCATTAAACAAGGTGTCCGTTGTTTAGACTTTGAAGTCTATTCGATTGACAATCAACCAGTGGTTTCTACGAGCACCAAAGATGATTATTATATTAAGGAAACTTTTAATTCAGTGAGTTTTGCTAGTGTGATGGAAACGATTACTAACTATGCTTTTGCTGGCGGAACGTGCCCCAATCCTACCGACCCTTTACTGATTCATTTGCGCATCAAGAGTAATAACCAAAATATGTATTCGAATTTAGCGTCCATATTCAAGTCTTATGATAATATTATGCTCGGAAAGGATTATAGTTTTGAAAACTCAGGTAAGAATTTAGGGGGAGTCCCTTTATTGACCTTTCAAAATAAAGTGATTTTAATCGTGGACAAATTGAACAATGCCTTCTTGGAAAACCAAGATTTTTTGGAATATGTCAATTTGACGAGTAATTCGGTGTTTATGCGTGGTTATGATTATTACGGCGTTAAAAATAACCCTGATACCCAAGAGCTTACCGAATATAATAAGCGCAATATGACCATTGTATTCCCAGATAAGGGGGTAAGTCCATCCAACCCTAGTGGTATTTTATGTAGAACCTATGGATGCCAAATGGTGGCAATGCGTTATCAAATGGTGGATAATTTTTTGATGGAGAATGCCGCGTTTTTTGATAGAGGTGGATATGCATTTTGTTTAAAACCAGCGGTTCTGAGATATGAACCAGTGACAATACCAACCCCAACACCGCAAAACCCAGCGAATTCTTATGCAACTCGTAAGGTTAGCACTGATTATTACAGTTTCAACTTCTAATCCACCTTTAGAAACCAAGGGTGCTTCGCTGAAGGTGGAGTAAAATGATAATTATTGAATAAAATGATTATAATTTCTTTATGTGTTTTGCTCAACTTTTGGGAAAAGTGGAATGGGTTTGGCTCCACCTTTCCAAAGGTGGATAGAATTACTTTTTTGGTATAAAATAATATATACGATTATTTTATAATGGTATCAGTTACTCTTAACAATGTTAAGTACACTTTAACTACCAGTGGTAGTAACCGCACCGCGAAAGCTGAGGCCGACGATACAAGCATTGTCAGTGCAACCATTCTTGACACTGTTACGTATTCTGGAAATGACTACACCGTCAACTTGATTGATGATTCTGCGTTTAAACAATGTAACTCGCTGACGTCCGTAACAATTCCTGATTCAGTGACCGCGATTAATTATCACGCGTTTTATGGTTGTGACCTTTTAAAATACGCGACCATTGGTTCTGGAGTCAAATTTATTGATCAGGGCGCGTTTGAATATTGTTACAAATTAAAAAAGGTCACCATCCCAGAATCAGTGACATATATTGGTGATTTTGCATTTCGTGAGTGTTCACAAATGACATTCTTGACCATCGGAAATTCAGTCACATCCATTCGTCAAGGCGCGTTTGAATATTGTTACGCCCTGACATCGGGCATCATAGGCGCTGCAGTAACCACCCTTGAAGGAACTACGTTTAAAGAATGTGGCGACCAACTAACAAGTCTAATTTTTTTGGGTAATCAGCTTTCTATGGGGGGAGGTGGGGTCTTCACTGGAAACCCAAATGTTTATTTGTATAAGGTAAAGGGTTCGGTATGGACAGACACCGATTGGATAGGCAGTTTAAATCAAATTTCTACACATTCTTATGGTATTGCTTCTATTACCGATTTTTCCAATTCGAACAGCACAGTTTCCTTCTCTATTGCCGATAATTCCTATACCAATGTAATATTAATTATTTCAAATGGAACCGCAGGAGTTACATCAGGAACTGCATTTACTTTATCATCTGATGGAAGTAGTTGGACTGTTACAAGTCCCACATTGGTAGACGGTGATGAAGTAAGGGTCTTTTTACGAACTACAGCTGGTAGCTGCTCGACAATCGAATTATTAAGTATTACTATTAATATTAGTGATAGTTTTTTATTGTATTATTTTATTGAATTAGACGTAGGTATTTTATCGATAGACTATCAAGCATTTAGTTCATTTACAATGTTAAAAACGATTACAGGCGGTTCAAATGTCGAAACTATCGCTTCAAGTGCATTTAAAAATTGTTCTTCGCTAAAATCCGCGACCATCGGTTCAAAAGTCAAATTGATTAATACAAACACGTTTTATGGGTGTTCTAGTCTAACATCAGTGTCCATCCCAAATGCAGTCACATCGATTAATAATAGTGTGTTTTACAATTGTACTAGTCTAACATCAGTATCCATCCCAGATGCAGTCACATCGATTGGTACTAACGTGTTTTACAATTGTACCAGTCTAAAATCAGTGACCATTGGTAATTCAGTGACATCGATTAATGAAAATATATTTGATGGACTTTCCAATTTAACATCGGTCACCATCGGTAATTCAGTGACATCGATTAATGAAAATATATTTGATGGACTTTCCAATTTAACATCGGTCACCATCGGTAATTCAGTGACATCCCTTAGTGCTACCATCTTTAACGATTGTAGTAGTCTAAAATCCGTGACCATCGGTAATTCAGTGACATCGATTAATGAAAATATGTTTAATGGACTTTCCAATTTAACATCGGTCACCATCGGTAATTCAGTGACATCCATCGGTGAAAATATGTTTAATGGACTTTCCAATCTTAAATCAGTCACCATCGGAAATTCAGTACCATCGATTGGTATTAACACGTTTTACAATTGTAATAGTCTAACATCAGTATCCATCGGTTCTGGAGTCAAATCGATTAGTGATTCCGCGTTTCAATCGTGTACCAGTCTGAGTACAGTATCCATTCCAAATGCAGTCACATCGATGGGTACTAACGTGTTTTACAATTGTACCAGTCTGACTACAGTTACCATCCCAAATGCAGTGACAATGATGGGTACTAACGTGTTTTACAATTGTACTAGTCTAACATCAGTATCCATCCCAAATGCAGTACCATCGATTGGTCAAGCAACATTTCAATCCTGTTCCAGTATGAGTTCAGTGACAATCGGTTCTGGAGTTACATATATTGATGATAACGCGTTTTATGGGTGTTCTAGTTTGACCTCAGTTACCGTCCCAGATGCAGTCACATCGATTGGTCTTAACGTGTTTAACAATTGTACTAGTCTAAAATCAGTGACCATCGGTAATTCAGTGACATCCATCGGTGAAAATATGTTTAATGGACTTTCCAATTTAACATCAATAACCATTGGCTCTGGAGTCACATCGATTGGTAATAACGCGTTTTATGGGTGTTCTAGTTTAACTTCAATGACCATCCCAGATGCAGTGACATCGATTGGGTTAAATGCGTTTCAGAATTCTGGAAGTTTAACCCACGTTTATTTTTATAGTCACAATATTACGACTACGTATAGTGATGGACAAGAATACGATTTTTTCACCTATAACCAATTTAGTAATATTTCATCCAGTGCAGTTGTACATTACGACGATTCAACTTCCGGTTGGGATACATATATTTCTTCAAATACTGTTCCTGCAGGTTTCGCCTCTATCACAGTAACCGACTATACATTAGATGCGAACAATACCGACTATAGAGGTATCATTTACACTCTTGGTCAAGGTGTAGCAACCGTATCAGGAAAAAAAACTAATCTTGCTGCAAATATTCTCATCCCATTGCAAGTAAGCCAAGGTGGTCAAACTTATAATGTAGTAAGTATTGATACAGATGTGTTTAATGGGTCTTCTAATATTAAATCAGTGACCATTGGCTCTGGTGTCACATCGATTGGTGATTCAGCGTTTTATAATTGTAGTAATATAACATCATTGACCAATGGTTCTGGAGTCACATCGATTGGTTATGCAGCATTTTACTATTGTTCTAGTATGAGTTTATTTACCATACCAGATGCAGTCGCATATATTGGTAATAAA